TGGGGGACGGGTTGAAAAACGCTTTTATCCGGTCTCGTAAAGATGCCATGTCATCCTCTGAATACATCCTGGACTTGTCGTTCCAAACTGCCAAGGTTCTTTTCGATTGTGCTCATAATCACGGCGTGTCTGCCGCCATTCGATAATTCCAAAAACTTTCCATAGAACACGGTGTGAGCCAGCGTGATGATCAGGGTATCGCTCGAACCGCTTTCGATACCTACATCGCTCATCTCTGCTTTTGCTTCTGATGTCACTTCACCCATCAGCGGTTCGAGACCAAAACCATCCACTGCAAAAAATAAACCACCTTGTGCAGCACCGGTTCGAGTTTCCCAGATGTGCTCGCTATCTACTCGTTTGCGTGCATCATCCTGGATGCTCTGCCCCCAGTAATTCGCAATCGCCTGAATGGCGATCAGAGCCTTCTGCCCATACGCTTCCAGCCCATCGGCGATCACCTTCGGAGAGACAACCCATTCGAAGCCACCGCTCATTCTTCCACCACGCCTTCAGCGATCGTGGCAAACTGGCGTTCCACCTGGATGAACACGACCTTGATCAGCTTGCTCTGGTAGGTCAACCGGTCTTCCGCCTGGATGTCCATATCCGGCTCACCCAGGATGAATACGGCCTGGGTGGCAGCTCGCGCCGCATCAGACTGCACCCGGAAGCCACGTGAGCCCGCATACTCGATGCGCATTGCCTGAGCGGTGAGTGTGCTGCTCCCGCGCCGGATCGCCACGGAGACTTCATTGCGTCCCCGGATCTTGCGCAGGCGTTTCTGGTAAAACGTGACGTTCATCTAATCACCATAAGTCCCATACTGACCGTTGTACTTCTTACACGCTTCGAGATATTCATCGTCAGCGCTCTTCGCATCCTTGCCCCATGAATCGCTGCTTCCGGAGAGATCTTCGCTCACCGCGCCAAATGAATATTTCAAGCCAGACCCTTCCTGAGCATTGACCTTCTTCGTCAGCGCCAGGGACTTCGCCTTCATCAGCACGATCCGGGCTTCCCGATCGCCCATGGTTTCATACTCCACGTCAGCTGCTTCGGAGCCCTCCGCTTCGATGTCCGTTCCGATCCATGCAGCCTTGTAGGAGAAATCCCGTGCCGCCGAATATCTTGGGATGGGATAGAAGGTGATCTGCCCGTTGCGGATCGTGTGCCTCTCGCACCAGTCCCCAGGCAGAGGGATGATCTGGCTGCTCGCGCTGAACATCACACCTTCCCCGCCCAGGGTGAAGAGACTGATCATCCTCAGGAAATCTGCCGGCAGATCATAGGTGGCAGTACCCGAGACCACGTTCAGCGTCCCGATCTGCACCACGCCGCACTGCTCGGAGAAGTCACGGACCGCATCCTTCACAGCGTTCTCATACTGCGTTTCGGTGGGCACGCTGTCTTCCGCAGGCACATCCAGTTCCAATAGTGCAACCAGCTCTGAAAGTAATTTGCTCATACCTTCCTCGCGTAGATTTCCATCATGTTGCCAGGGAATGCAAATTTCCGAAAACCGAAAAAGAGACTTGTCACGAAGAGCATCACATCCTGGGCAGGGTTTGCGTAAGGCGTATCCAGATAAGGGTGGAGCACTTCGATCTGCTCATAGCCCAGGCGCTTCAGGATGTTCTGCAGATAGCGGTTCCCAAAGAGCACCCAGTTGCGCTGGGCATCCAGCGCCGGCAGCTCGTACCAGATCCGGTACACGAGGCTGTCCGTGTCAGGTGTTGCCAGGATCGCCAGCAGCCCACCAGGCTTCAGGATGCGGGTTGCCTCTGCCAGATCTGTGATGGGTGTACTGATGTGCTGCAGCGTCCCACGGAAGACCACTGCATCCATGCTCCCATCCGGGATCGAAGCCAGGTTCAGGAACATCTCGATGCCCCTGCCGGCTGAGATCTGCTCTGCATACGGGCTGGGCTCGAAGCCATAGGTCTGCCAGTGCCCGCCAAAGTTCGCAAGGAAGCCACCCGTCCCACAGCCGATATCGAGCACTGCTCCGCCTGCCGGCATGCGCTCGCTCAGCCTGGCATACTCCATGCAATACATCTGCTCACGCTTCGCATCGTGGGCATAATGCTCCACGAAGTAACCACGGGGATACAGACCAACATCATTCATTGGGCACCTGGTGTGATGATCTCGTGCGGGATCTCCTGCACGGCTTCGAGCACTTGTGGGACCGCGTGAGCGTAATGACCCACAAACACATTGAACTCCGCTTTCAATGTGTGCACATCGATGGTCCGCATATCGCCGGTGAGTGAATCACAGCTCACAAAATTAATGACCGTGCAGCCCATCAGCTTTGCGATCGCAATGCACATCAGCACGCTCATCTCGGTGGCTTCAGCAAAGCCCAGCTCTGCCACGGGATCCACGTGCAAGCGCAGCGGATGATCGGGCAGGCACATCTCCGAAAAGCCAGGGTCTTGCAATATCACGGTGATGTCTGGGTTCGGGGTTGTCATTGGCGGCTGCACCTGGCACTCACCTGGGCACGCGTGGGCCTGTTTGCTCATCCGGCATCCATCCTTCTGCATCGAATAGATCGGGTTCGTGAGACCCAATCCCTGCACGATCAGGATGGACTCATTCATGGTGAGCACAGGACCCTTGCCGAAATGCTCTGCCCGCAGGTGCTTCAGGGATGGACCTTTCCCCACGATCCATGCCATCTGTCCTGCGTACAGGTCTCTCAGCTCCTCCACCACGCGCCGCTTGACCAGGATCATCCCGCTTTCCTCCGCAGCACTGCCACCGTTCCCACCACGTCATCCACTTCCCACTGGGGATGCTCGCCCAGGAACTTCTCCACTGCCTTGCGGATCGTCTTCCAGAAGGGATTGTCATAATCGTGCAGCGCCACCACCTGCGCATGTGGAGCAAAGTTGCACAGGTCCGGATAGACCCAATCGAACGAGTGACCGCCATCGATGAAGACCAGATCGATCAGATCCTTCCAACTCTTCCCGATCACCCGGCTGTCACCCTGCATCACTTCCACATTCTTCACGCCCACCTTCGTCATGTTCTCCAGCACCAGCTTTTTGCTGGTCGGAACATCGTCCGCAGGATGCCAGGAGAAATTATCGATCGTGATGATGCGTGCCTTTTTGTTTGCCAGTCCCATCACAGCAGTCATGCCGCCATACAGGGTGCCAATCTCCACGATCAGCCCGCCATCTGGAACTTTTGCAGCCAGGCGAGCCACACACTCACGCTCATTGATCTCCGTGAGCGGACGAACGATCTGCGCCTTATCCACTGCCTTCACATCGCTGATTTTAGGTAGCATTCAGAACTCCTTCGGTTGCTGGCACATTGATCCGTGCAACCCCGCGCCCATAATTGTGAAAAATGATCTTCGCCAGATGGCGATGTGGATGATTCCAATCCACGGATAATGCCTTGTACTTCACCGGGCATTCGTGCAGCGCCCGCATCAGCGCCAGCTGCTCATCCCACTGCTGGAAGCGCAGCCACTGGGAGTGCCAGGCTTCGAACAGCGCAGTCACCTGCGCGTTTTTCCGGAAGAAGATCACACCCGAATTCAGGAACTTCCTGTTGGGATCTCCGCCCAGCTCCTTGATGGTCTGGTCACGCTCAGCGATGTTGATCTCCCAGCCCGCACGCTCCTTGTTATAGAGTTTGCCGATCGAGAGCAGTTCTTCAGCCAGCGCCATGTCATACTCACCGAGGAACCCGAACCCCTTCACGATGTCAGACATGAACTCGGTATCTGCATCGATGTAAAGTGTGCGCTCGAAGGGAGTGAGCTCGCACAGGGCTGGCTTGATGCGCCCGGCTCGGAACTGGAAGTTCTGCCTCTGGTTGGGGTCGAACGGGCTTTCGCCGGTCCACTCGATGAACTGGGCACCCTTCACAGGTGTATCGCCCACCACGCACACAGGGATGCTCACGCCCAGGTTTCGCAGCGATGCCATGCTCTTGCGCACTTCCGTTGCAGCCTTCGCACCAAAGCACATATACACGATGCCAATCGTCTCATCCTGCACGCGCTCGATCCTGTGGACCACAGGACCCTTCGAAGCTGCAAATTCCTGGATCACGGTTGCGGCCCGTTTTGCAGACTCGCCCAGATAGGGATAGAGATCTGCCACAGCCCGCTCTCTTTCCTGCTGCATCTTTCCCGGATCTGAAAGCATAGCCGTGATCGCACCCAACAATTCTTCCGGCTCATTTACCATCGGACCTACATCCGTGTATTCCCAGAATCGGATTCCCGTGTGCACGCCGCGCCGGAACCAGGGTGCATTCAGGATGATCACCGGCTTGCCGGTCACACAGAACTCATACAGCGTGGAAGAGCAGTCATTCACATACAGGTCCGCACGCTCCATCACTTCTTCGAAGTCCCACACCGGCTCGATGCCACACTGCCGGTAATACGGATCCAGCCCGCCAATCATCCTGGGATGTCCATGCCCGATCACCGTGAAGTTCTCCTGCTGTGCCAGGAGTGACAGGATCTGTGCATAATGCTTCAGCGCATTCCCCGCCTCTGGAGCGATCGCAGATCCATCCCAGTGGAAGGAGATGCACACCACAGGCTTTCCTTCGTGTCCCTTTGTGGGGATGTATTGATCCATCTTCGGTGTGCCGATCACGAACCCTGGCTTATGTGGGAATGTCTTTGCCACCAGCCTGCGCGTGTGCTCATTTGGATCCAAGAACAGGGAGACATCCCGCTGCATCCCTGCCCCGCCTGCATACGCGCTATGGGGGAAGGTGAGCCCCACACCGTGCTGCATGAAGATCTGCGGCCGCCTCGGGTCCTTTCTCAGAGCCGCCTGGAGATCTCCATAGGCAGAAGTGACCACAGGACCATTGCCCAAGGGCATCACATCCAGCTTGTTATTGATGCCTGGCGATTTCAGCGCCACAGCATCGAGCCCTTTGCTCACGGCATAGGGATGGATCAGCTCGGGCACATAGAACGAACCACGCACCGCTTCATCCAGCGCAAAATAGACCGGCGCCATATGTTCGATGTAATTCGAGCGTCTCGCAAAGAAATCAATTGGTCCTGCCCAGTGCCTTTGTGCCATGCTTCTCCAGAATTCCCCTCTCCCTTTTCCAGGGAGAGGGGTCAATTCTCCAATTCTCTACTTACTAGCTTGCCGCCTCTTCCACCGGAACGAACGCACCCTTCTCAGGCACGGTGCTGTCCGTGGCATTGAACTCTTCCGCATAGTATTGATCCCCAGCCACGAGGCGGGTCACATCGCCGCTGGCTGCATAGATGGGGAAGGGTCCCTTGATTGCCATGGGCTGGAAGACACGGTGCTGCACCAGCTCACGGTTGCCCACGATCCACAGGGAATCGGGGAACTCGGTGCTGACGAAGATCGGTCTGTTCTTCACCATGCCAGAAAAGCCGGCTGCATTGATCAATGTCTGGGGATATCCATCGCGCTTGAAGCCTGTCCAATTGCTCAGGCGGTCTGCATTCGTGATGCTCGCCAGATAGAAGGTGGGCTCATAGAAGCGCTTCGCCACGATCACAGCCGCATTGCCCAGCAGGGCATACAGCGCACCCAGATCTGCATCTGCAGTGCTGACGGTCCACGCAGCGGTGGAGTTATTGGGCACACTCTTCACAGCCGAGAAAGCCATGTAGAGCAGCCCCTGATCGATCTTGCGGCGCATCTGCTTCACCAGGTTTGCCATCGTGCGAGCCACAGCATCCCAACCCAGCTGCGAGCGGGAGAACACAATCGCCTCCCGTGAGATCGCATCTGCCAGGCGGTCCGCCGCGGCTTCGATGGTCTTATAGGCAAGCGATGTCTTCACACGCTCGATCGGCTGCATCTCACCGTTGCGGATGGAGCTATAGGAATAATCCACCAGCAAATCATTGGCACCGATGTCTCCAGCGGTCAGGGCTTTGATCTTCCCATCCGCATAATTGATCACGAAGTCAGTGCCTTCCACGTAGGTGGTGCCTGCCGGGTTCGAGGTCACAACGACTGTGCCTGGAGTGATGTGCCCGTGGCTGAGGTTGTACCAGGCGTCTTCTGCACCGGCTGCTTCCACCTCATCGGTGATATCCACGGCATAGCCGCTCTCACCGGTGGTGGCTTCGTAATACAGGCGGGTGGGGGAGGTATCGATCGTGCCCACATCGAAGATATTGGCAGCCACCAGGTTCGGGAATGCCTCTTCGATGATGGCTCGTGAAACGCTATAGGGCAGGTTCAGGTCCGTGGTCAGTTCTGCTTCCTGCAGCAACTGGCTCTCATGCATCAGCTCGCGCTGATGCAGCTTGTCAAACCGTTCCAACAGGAGACTGGTGAACACAGCCGCAGGGCTCTCCGCACGTTCTTTCATGGCGCTCTTGGAGCGGTTCTCATGCTTGCGGATCGCTTCCGTGAGCTCGAAGGAACCACGGGCAAAGGAGGGCGTGCCGGTTTCGGTTTCGAGCACATCGCCCATCACCTTGATGGACTTCTTTGATTCATCCCAGCCCATGCCCTTCAACATCCCGGCTGCAGCCAGCTGGCTGTATTCCTTGCGTTTGGATTCGGCGAATTGCTTCACCTGGTCCGGGTTGGTGAGATTGGCTTCATTCATCGCAACGATGAACATCTCGTTGAGTGTCTTGCCAAAGGGCAGATCCTTCGTGACTTCTGCGATCGCAGCCTTGACTTCATTCTGCTTCTGACCCTCATCGAACTTGCGAGCCTTCTCCGCATTGGTCTTCACAGCCTCGATGATGTTCGCATTGGCATCGATCCCCAACGCACCGCGCAGTGACTCATCGAGCTTCTTCAATTGCTTATCGCCCAGCGCTTCGAGCTGCGCTTCGGTCATGCCCTTGTTGAACAGTTCAGGGTGTTCAGCAAGTAATTTCTTCAGTTGTTCCAACAGTTCGTTCATGTCATCCTCCATAGATGATTGAGATTCAGTTAATTGCGCAGTGTTCTCAAAGGACGGTTCCAGCACCAGGTCAAAACCTGTCAAGTGCAGCTCCGTCACTTCGAAAATATTTTCACTGCCTTCCTTGATCTTCTTGCCTTCTCCGTAGCCACGCAGGCTCACACCGGGCATCACGCCGCCTTCCATAAGGGTCAGGATGTCTTTGCCTTTGCTGGTTTCCAGGATGCGACCAGTGAGATCCACGCTTGCACCATCGAACTTGATCTCTTCCCACTTGGTCACTGTTTCCAGCAGGTTCGGACGCCCGCCCTTGTCAGACGGATGTTCTGCCTCTCCGAGAACCTGAATCGCTCGCCCCTGTCCTGCGCTCTCATTCAGATGATTGCTTAACTCAGCAACCGCTGCTTTCAGCACAGGGCTGGGGTATCGGCGCCCGTTGCCATTGACAACGCCCGCCTGGATAGCTCCATCGATTTTGATCCTGCGCGGTTTGCCTTCTTCGCTTTCCAGTAAGATCACCGGCGCATTCACACGTTCTTCGAACTTCTTCCCCTTCCGCTTTTTGTTTTCAGCAACCGCAGTGGTCTGGGGCTGATATGCAAGCTCCACCACTTCCCACTGGTCACGTGGAGCAAATGTATAGGTCTCACCATCTTTCGAATAAGCGACCTTGTAATACTCATCGCTCTTCAGCATGCTACCGTTGCCATATTCCGAAACCACCACGTAATCTGTGAAGGTGTCCGCGATGTAGCAGGTCGGAAGCATCTCCGAGTAAGGGAATTGAGCACGGAACGCCTGAGCAATGATGCTCATCGTATATTCCACCGAACCCTTCACCAGCTCCTCGATCGGGTTGCCTTTTTGAAGTTTCTTTTTCATGTCATCGCTCCTTCGAATAATTGTTCAGCGGTCACAACTACTGCCTCAGCTGAGGCAGTCTTTTGATCGCCACCCTCTTCGGCGATCATTTGAATACCACCGCTCACAGTGTCCACATCATCATCGTGCCTGCCCTTCGGGAATGAAGTGGCTTCACGGATAAAATCCAGATTCCACGGACCTCGCACCAATTTGATATATCCCTGCTTCGCTCGCAATTGCCAGGCACGTGCCCGTTCCACCTTGTCACCATCTGCATTGATCCCCTGAATGCGGACCTTGACCAGTTTCTTATCTTTCAGGAACTGTCTCACCACCAGGCGCTGGAAGTTATTGCTTTCAATGCCCCATTCTGTTTTCAGCTCGCGGTCCGAGAGCATTGCAGTGCGAACCAATGGCAGGAACTTCTCCAGCTCCCGTTCTTTGATCCGATCACGCAGATAGATCACGCCGGTGCTTTCATCCAAAGCCACCGCGATGCTCGAATTGAAATCGCTGGTCTCACTCTCACCCAGTGCAAGATCGCAATAGCGATACCACTGCAAGTTCTGCGGAGCCTTCTCCACGATCGGGAAATCCTTATCGTCGAAGAATTCACCCTGTGCCATGCGAGGCAGTTGCTGGAACAATGCAGAGAAATCAAAATCGAGCATGTTCGATTGTGTGCGTTTAATCTTTGCCGCATCAGACCGTTCAGGCCATAATGGTTCCCCTGGCTTGCGTCCCAGCGCATCGCCGCCCAGCGGGATATAAATGCCACGCAATAAATTCTCTTTGAATTCTGCTTCATCCTTTGGATATTCGTCTTCTTCCAAGGCAAGCGCCGGCAAAAAGACAACTGTCCACTGATCAGCATCTTCATCGCTAACCATCTGGGTAAGCAATTGCCCCACCAGATCTTCCTGATCCCACCTGGTATGCATGATGATGATCGCCGCACCGGGAGTATTTGCCACGCGGGGATACACCACCGATCGATACCAGCTCATCACCTTCTTGCGATAGGTCTCACTCTCCGCATCCTCACGGCTTTTGAACGGATCATCGATGATCACGAGATTGGCAGGACGCCCTGTGATGCCACCGCCAACGCCGGATGCGAAGATGGAACCGCGATGGTCCTTCAAGTTCCAGGAAACCACTGAACGGCTCTCCGGACTCAGTTCCACCGGCTCATCCACCGCAGACCGTGCCCCAAAGAGATTGGCATAGGCTTCACCGCCCACGTAGTTTCGAGTGATACGGCTGTTCTCCGTTGCCAGGTCAGCACCATAGGATGTGAGAATGATGCGCGAATCGGGTAGGTCTCCCAGCACCCAGGAAGGAAACAAGCGGCTCGCCTGTTCAGTCTTCCCATATTGTGGAGGCTCACAGATGATCAGCCGCCCAATCCCCTCGGTCCCTTTGGTCTCAATGAATTTCTTCACTTCCTCCAGGAACCCTGCGAGATAGATGTGATGGGTTGCAGGTACATACCAGGGAGCCACATATTTGCTGTAATCGATCAGATGACGGCGTGCCAACTCACGCCTGGCGCGTTCAGCATGTGCTAATGTAGCTTTGTTTACAGCAACAGAAGAAGCCATTATTCGTTGTTCTCCTTATGCTCTCTGGCTTCCCGTGCTGCATGCAAAACGCTTTCAGCACGCCGCAACTCATCATCTGACATCTCACTTACATCGTCAGGAGTTGCATTGACAAGTTTCTTCGCCATTTCCGCCGTGATCTTCGAAGACGGTGTGTAGATGCCAGCCATCTCGAACATCAGCCTGCGGTCCTGGTGCCCCTTGTAATTGGACTCTGATGCAACTTCCACCATGGCATTCATCGCATCCGGAAGCGCATCAAAGATGATCGCACCTTGCAGCACCGAAATGGTTTCATCGATGGAATTATTATTCTTTCGCCAGGATGCAATTGCGCGGTCGGAAGTCAGTCCCAGGCATTTCGTTGCAAGCTCTTCCTGAGTTTCCGGCCAGCGATATTTCTTTGGCTGCGCAGCCCAGGCGATATAGACAGCCACGCGCCACTTCCAGCCACCCTCAACGAGACGCTTATAAAGCTCCATCCAGCGGGGAGCCACTTCACGTTCACCCATTTGAATCGGCTTGCCATCTGGTCCATCGATGAAGTTTGGCTCCTTCACGCGTAACGCAGAAAGAGCCGCAAGCGCGGCTTCACTGGTCTGCTTTTCCCCTACCTGCTGAACGGCTTCTTCAATACCTTCCAGCGGCATGTCCAATTGATAAACAGGCTTATCCAAACGTCCGTTGCTCATACTCTTATTCCTTGATCAACCAGCTCATGGGCAGGTAGAACGCATCCGGCTGAGCCTTCGATGAGCTGATATAGGTCCAATCCTGTGGAGACCAAAAGGGACTGTACACAATCCCCTTCGGCGAGTCTCCAATATCATCGCCCGAATAAACACAGTAACAGCGGTGGACCAGCCCGGCCGCAACCAGCTCAGCCAGCGGTCTCTCCCAGTCCGTCTTCCGGAACCCTGCCAGGCGTGCCATCTTGCGCAAGCCCCTTTGTCCGCTGGGTGTGGTGACAGAGAACATCTCTGTGCCCTCCACAGTCACATAGTTGTTCCCCAGGGCGATCGTGCCCCATTCGGCATAATCCAGCGTGCTCCAATGCCCATCACCCACATGGTGATAATAAAAATAGATCGTGCCCCGTTCCTTCACCAGCCAGTTCATCTTCTGCGCACGCCAGGCTTCCATGTCATATTGATTGTTCCAGCCGGGCTTCTTATCGAGAAAGTCATCCTCCACCTGCAGCGCAGCCAGCTTCTTGATGTCACCCTGTGGGATGCGCAGGAAGTACGACACGCCACCAAACGCACCCGCCACCTTGTTGTAGAGCCCGATCGCCTGGAAGTTGCTGGAGGATTGATCCGGTGGGAACTTCGTCACGGTCCTGCCGGCTTCCTCCACCAGGATCGGATCGCCCCACTTCATCACGCGATAGACATCCGCGGGAAGTGTGGCTGGCTTCTCAACAGCTTCACCAGCGAAGGAACGTGAACCGATCGAAACACTGACCTTCATCATTGCTCCGTGAACTGATCTGCCACCAGGATCTTGCCGCTCTTCAGTTCGAGCGTCACCTTCACTGGCTCATCGTCTTCTGTTGGAGGAGGAGTTATAGGTGGATCCACCTTCACACAATATGCAGCAGAGCACCACGAATGGTCCGGGTCAGGCAGAGCCTGCACATCGGTCCCGGTCATGATCGTCTCGATATGCAGCCACCCACCCATCACCGGATCCTCAACCTCGATCAATTGATCCTTG